ATAGAAGAGTCTAAAGCAGGTAAAACAGATTCATAGTCTGTGTATGGAGCAGGCACTTTTTTCTGATCACGATCAGGTACTTTAATGTCCTCAAGCAGTATCTTCTTAGCTCTGTCAGGCACTACAATTGGAATATCTTGTAGCTCATCCTCACGCAGTACATTGTACTTAACAACTACATCATTAACAGACATATCCAAGGCGCTAGCAAGTTGCTCCGCTGTTGCACCTTTTTCTATAGCTTCTTTAATTTTATCTTCTGTGTGTTGAGGATTTCTTACAACATTACCTGCATCCCAGCGACCACCTAAAGCAGCACTGTTATAAGAAAGTAACTCCTGCACAGATACGCCAAACTTGTCAGCTACTTGCTTGGGAGTTTCTTTAGACTTTATAACGTGAGATATTTGAGAGTAACCTTCTTTACTGTCGGTACGCGCCATTTATTTAACCGCCTAATACTCTTGATAGTTTCCTACCAGCAATTTCACCTTCTTGTGACTCTCTAATAGAAGCGTCAAGTTTTTGATTAACTAGTCTTACGTCTACAGGATCAGTAGGATCAAGTTGAGGATTAGCAGCAAACACGTCAGCAATGGCTTGTTCTCGTGCTTGAGCCTGTTTTTCTTTATTAGCCCGAAACTTCTCAGACTTTTCAAACGGCTCTGGATAGTTACGTCGTAACCATTGCTCTACAATAGGGCCAACGTCTGACTCAGCTTTTCCGGTAACTAAAGAATTAATCTCACTGTGTTGCTCTGGCGTAAGCTCTTCAATTACTGTAGCAATGTCATCAGAAAACACATCAATAAAATCGCCTCTTTCAGCAATGCCCTGCATTGTCCACTTAACAAGACCTTCTGCGCGATTAGCAGCAACAGGATCAAGAGAGGCAGTAGCGGCGGCTATTGCTTTTGTTTGCATTTCTTTAAGGTAGGCTTTCCAAGCTTGTTTTTGTCCTAAGGCATCTTCAGGAACAGGAATATTCTTATCTTTCATTTCTTTTATTTGTGCTGGAGTAGGAACCTTATTCGCTTGCATAGCATCTTTGAATTCTTGGGTTGCTATTGCAATATCTTGTTCTTGTTTACGTACTTTTTGAACTGCTTTACGAAAACCTAGCTGTTCTAATTCTGTAGCCCGTTTGTTCCAATCTTCCGTACCAAATTCAAGCTGTTGTAGACTAGAGATAGCTAGTTGTTCCTGAGCGCCTCTTATCTTTGCATCTGTTTCTATTTGTTGAAGTTGAGCTTTAGTAACACCGGCCCTTGTTTTATCACCAATACCAACAAAAGTGCCAGCATCAATGCCTCTTGTTTCTTTACCAATATTAACCATCTGCTCTTCAATAGAATCTATCTGATAATTTGCCGCTTCTTTTCTAGAGCGATCATCAGACTCTAACAAGATTTGTGCTTGCTCATTTAGTTGTTGTTGTAGACCAACTAACTGGTTCTGCTTGTTGTTTACTACACTAGCCTGATTAGCTTGTTGTAAAGTAGGCAATGTTTGCATTATGTCTTGAGCAGGTACACCAAGTCCTTGCATACTGCCCATGTATGCTTTCATAGTCTCAGGATCAAAACGACCTTCAGCAGCGGCTTGCTGTGCAGCCAACATACCACCCATCATTCCCTTTTCTCTTTGTTGTCTTTGCTCTTGTTGACGCATAAGTGCAGGGGCTTGACCTACACTACGAGCAACATCAAACAACCCCTGTTGATAGGTAGGCTGAAGGAGACCTTGTAAAAATGTCTGTGAAAATTTAGCCATTGTTCTGTGTCTCCTTAACTAAACAATTCTAAAAGAGGTGTAATATAACCATCTTCTTTGCTACCTACCGGACTCAACATACCACCTAACAATCCTGTACCAAGACCACCAAGCAAGTTAGCTCGCGCCTGTTCTGCAATTAGTCGTGCTTCAAGACCACTCATCATAGTCTCACCGTACTGACCAGCACCATACAACTGACCCTGCTGTTGCATCTGTGGGTAAAGCTGTGAAGCTTGTTGTACATTAAGCATCTGTGCTTGTGGCATATACGCACCTGACAAGGCACCTAAGTTTAGCTGTTGCTGTCCTTGCTGTAATCCTAAGCCACCAGCCAGCATCTGTTGACCACTACCAAGAGATTCGATAGCACGTCGTTGCTGTGCGTCTGTTAAGCTACTACCTAATCCAGCAAACTGAGCGCCTAGTGCTGCTTGTTGTTGTTGCTCTGCTTGTGCTTGCTGCATAGCCATTAAGGATGCTTGATTCTGAGCTTCTGCTTGTGCCTTAGACAAAGCAAACTGCTCTGGCGTACCTCCGTACATATTAGTTTGTACACCCATACGTCCTTGATTAAACAAACGCTCTTCTAAGGCTAGTCGTTGACGTTGCTCTTCAGGCGTTTGCATAGCTCTTATGCGGTTGTAAACATCAGTCTCACGACCAGCCATAGGTTGAGCAAGTTGACCCATAAACATGCCGCCTAAGTTTGAGGCATCTTGAGCGAGTAAAGGGTCTTGCCCAAGCTGTGTAGTACCACGCCCCATCAGAGCCAACCCAGCATCAGCGGCTTCAAGACTTCCCGTAGTACCTCCTGCAAAGCCTGTCTGAGCTTGTCTAAGCAGTTCATTCTGTATGGCTTGCTCTGTACCGCTTAACGTATTATAAACATCAGTACTTACAATATTGCCTTGAGCATCTATTGTAGGTTTAGCACCAAACTGTGACCCAGTAGAAGAAGTAACAGTAAAAGGTTTAAACTGAGACATGCCTACAGCTTGATTAGCAAGATCCACAGCGCCCGGAATTGCTTGTCCTCCTACTGTAGTACCTAAGAGAGACTCTGTACCAATGTCGCTTAATCTATCATAAGCAGCACCTGTAAGAAGTCCTCCCCCAATGGCAGTACCTGTTCCTAGTATTTTTTCTATCAAAGTGCTCATATCGTTTTACCTAATAGTGCTAATACGTTCATTTCCTGTATAGACAAAGCGTAGCCGTTAATGTCTGTTTCAAGTCCTACGCTAACTACAGAGCCATATCCTGTTGTGTTTAGTGAATTCCTACTTAGGGTTTCTCCTTCTGCGGAAAAGTCAGAGTCAGTGTACTCAGACTGTCCATAGAAAGCAGGGCTATCACTACTAGTCCTAAACGTACTAGAACTAGGGTTAGTTGAAAAGTCATAAGACCACTTGAGGAAAATGTCTGAGTTGTTTCCTCCAATCAAAGTAGGTCTAATCTTTTTTAACATTTTAATTTTTGCTGGATCACCAAACGTAAGCCCCGGACTAAAATACCTAAAGCGGTAAGACTCTCCGTTGTCTCTATAGTTGTCATACTTACCTATGCCGTCTTCACATCCTATGTATATGTCTCCGTTTCTGTCTCTGTGAAACGACTTAAAGTCAACACTAGGCCAACGAGTAACCCTGTAAGAACCGTTTTCTAAGGTTGCTCTTATGTCAAAACAATACACTAAGTTAAGATCAGCAAAACACAAAAGATAAAAATAATTCTCAGGGCTATATACAGTACTAACAGGCTTAGTAGTAGCCAGTGTATTAGCAATTAACTCTTGTTTTATATTTCTACTCAAGTCAGTAATAGGTAGTGACTTTTCTTGTATTGTTCTACCTAATCCCCTTAGACCTGTCTGAGTCAAAAACAAAAGGTCTGTTCCTATACTCTGCACACTTTTTCTATCTACACAACCTACACCGGGAATTGTGTCAACAAGAGACATAGATGCAGGAGTTTCAGCATTTTGATAAACAAGCGTGTTGTTTTCTCCAAAGACAATTAAGTAGCCGTTATAACCTGCTAAAGCAACTACTGTGTCAAACCCGTTAGGCCATGCTTTAGACACATTAATAGAACCACTAGTTCCACCAGCAAAGTCGTGACCAATTAACAGATCAGACCAGTAAATAATATTGTCATTTGTAGCGTTGCCTACACACCACACACGACCATAAGCACCAATAGCTTCGTTGCAGTACTGAGTAGCTGCTACAGACGCACCAGAAACATCAGACATTTTAGTTACTGCACCTAGCGTATTACTATATACTAATGGCTCGTAACCACGTTGAAAGAAATAAACGTAATCATTAAAATTAAATATCTTCCAATCGTTATCCGATATTGTGTACGACCCCGGAGAAGCATCCACCAGAGTAGTAGTACCTGTAAGAATCTTATTGTTACCAGTACTAAAGATTACTTCGTTACCGGCACTGTCATAAAACTCATGTATGTTATGAAGGTAGTCTGTACTTAGTACCGTTTTGTCTGTGGTGAGAACAGAATTACCTTTTCGTGACGCAAGGCGACCCCGCCTGTCAATGATAGCGTTATCCGCAACCTCAGCAAAAGCAGTGTCCTGCGCTATAGGAGAATCTTCAGTATTGATCCCCATAAAAGCAGGAGCAACTAAGTTAATACTCTGTAGTGGCTGGGCCATGCTTACTCCTACGGTGTGTACCAGATGGTTTCGTCAGGGTGCTTTTGTGCATCCATAGCGATTGCATCTGATA